CTCCTTCAACTACCCAGTTGCCAGTAGGATATTCAGGTTGGTCGTCAGTGAAATACGAATAGGTGTTCCTCTTTTCAAGCCTTACAAGTTTAACATCATTGGATTCTGCCTTAATCTCTTTGCGAATTCTTGCATCTTTAGCAGATAGATTTTTATCTTGCTTTAATTTACGCAGGGTTTCAGAAACAGGTTTTCCTGACATGGTTCTAACACGAGCAGTTTTTTGTTCAGCGAGATAGCCTTGCTTACGGCTCATAAAGGTTAGTCCCAAAACGGTAGCACCTGTAATGGCGGCAATGAAATATCCTGCCGAGGCAGGTCCAGGCATCTTACCTGTGTATGTATCTTTGAGGACGGCCAATGACATATAACCGCCCGCTCCGACAATAAATCCGATAATTGGGGTGGCTAACATAGCCAGTTATTGATGTTCTTGCTATTTAAGTTTCACTTTTGAATTGAAGCATCTCCGTTAAAAGAGGTATTGCTCAAATATTCAAGTGCTGAAAGAGGGAGTCTTTTTCCTGCTTTCAAATCGGTTAATAAAATCTGGCGTTTCCTCTCAAAGTTTTCTATGGTGGTAGACTCTCCGCAAGATTCACAATCAGACTGAAATACTAAATTGGTGCATTCGCAATTGACACAATCTTGTAGGTTGAGTGGGGCGAAAATGGTTTCTAATGGACTCGGAATTGAAATCCAGTTAATGGTAAAAAACTGGACGGTTCTCAATCAATCACTTCCTGCGGCTCTTTCCGCAGCATGGTGTTTGCGATGGCACGAAACACAAAGAAGTGCGAGAGTGTGGACTTTAGCCAACAAGTCATCCCACGAATAATCGGTGATACTTTTTTCAGTTCCTTGCTTGTAAGATGGGTCGGTGTGATGCACATCCAAAAGAATGGGGTCATCTTCGCTGCACTGTTCGCAACAACCGCCCAAACGATTTAGAATCCAAGTTTTCTTATTGACTCGCAAGTTTCTTTTGTTGGTGACTGATTTACCAACCAAGTTTTTAGCATCTTTGTTTTCTTGATACCAACGCTTGTTGTATTCTCTCATATATGCTTTCTTCTTCTCAGGGTCTGAGTAGGGCATAATGCTTCTGGTAGCGTTCTCCTATATGAATCTTTGTCTTCAAGACCTGTCGTTCTTGAGGGCTTCCTTGATTCCTGGAATGTTGAAAAAGTTCTTAGCATCAAAACTTTTTTCTAATGAGGCTCCTGATTTGGGGGCTCCTAATTTAGAGTCGGCTCCAATCTTTTGCTCTCCTCGTCCCGCCTTAACTTGGTCTTGATGAGCCTTGACAATATCTGCATTGGTTAATTGGGGGCCTAAATGTGGGTGTTGCAAAGAGAATGCCTTTTTTCTCTCTTTTTCTGCGGCCATGGCTGCCAAAATGTCTGCATTGGTTGTCATGTTATCCCTCATTCATCTTTTAGGCCGAATATTCCTGCGGTATCGGTGTTACTTAGTGGAGTAAATGTGGTGACAATAGAATTTTCTATGGTTGGTGCGGGACGGGTTGTGATGACTCCAGTTGGGATGTCATACGATGGTTCATCGTTATCAGGTTCTGGACGACCCGTTAGCCTTGGGTCATTGGTGCCGAGGACAAGTCGGTAAATTTCTGGGGTGAAGTCTATCCAGTTGATGAAAAATTTATTTCCTATAATGAGTGTTCTTCCTCTTTCAATAATGGCTGGTGTGGTATCTACTACTGCAATGGCTCCTCCCAAGGATGGGGGCGGAGTGACACTATTATCGGAAAATACTTCCATTCTTTGTTCATCAGTAACAAATGGATTATCCAGATAAGCGACTGTGGTTTTTGATGGTTGATTAGAAGGCCAACCTGTTCCGTGTCGGGAAGGGTCATAATTAGGAGAACGAGGCATTTTACATCACCGTTGTTATTCCTAATGCGGCTCCCACAAATCCTGGCAAAAACATCATTACAATTTGCCACCAACGACTACGGAATCTTTCAATTTCTTCATCGGTGTTTTTAACATTTTGTTCTATGAGGGCTAATCGTGTCAAGATGGGTGGCTGACCGTTACCATCAATAACAACTTTGGTAAGTCTTTTTAAGTCTGCCTTGTGTGACATTGATTCTGATGCCAAGCGGTCCAAATGAATTTCAGTGGAACGAGAGGTATCAACAAGTGCTTGTAAAAGTGTTTCCAAATGCTGGGCTACTTCTACCACGGCTCTTTCATCATCGGACAATTTTCATCCCCCGAATGATGTCCAAAATGCGTGTGGCTAACTGCCCTACACATTGCGTTGAATGTCTGGTAGATTCTAACCGATTTTCAACATTGAGCAGAGACAAATTAGATTGTTCAATCAATGACTCAACATTATGAATCTCTGCCATGTTGTTAATGTGGCGTTATTGCTACTTAAATTTGTCGTTTAACAAATCAAATATTTGTGCTATCTGTGGAAACTGTTTTATTTGCGTTGGTTGTTTCAACTGTGCTATCTGCGACAAAATCAAGTTCACACATATCATTATCACAGAACCTCTCAATAGCAATTTCTTCGCCCTTAATTCTTCCAAAAGAGAGACGGCCTAAAGACGATTTCATCTCTTGGTATGTTTCTAAATCAATGGCTTCATAAGGCATTTGTGGGTAGGCTCCGTAATCCAAACGAGGAAGGAAAGAAATACCTTTTAGTTGATATTGGAAAATATCAAGTGCTGGGGCAATTTGTGAGCCTTCATTTTCTGGGTCAAAGGTAACTGTGCAAGAAACTTGATTATCTGCCCAATATCTCTGGGCTAAAGCAGCAATTCCTAATTGTTCCCACATGGAAACTTTGTCTACGGTGCGAACTCCTTCGCCTACATCTACGGGGATTTCCACAACTAATGTGGTATCTTCGCTACCGAAAGCAGGTTCTATCTTGTATCCAGCCTTCAAAAGTGGTGCAACCAGATTGGAATCTTTTCCTAATCTCATGCGTCGGATATAATAACGAGATTCTGGGAAGTGGATTCCAGGTGTGGCTCCTGCCAGAAGTGAAACCGTTCCAGATGGTTTGATAGATGTGGTTTTGATGGAGCGTGGGATAGCCATCCAATCGGAGTATTCTTTGTCTAATTGTTGAATGTGTCCGTAACCGACATCCATCCAATCTCGGAGTTTGCCCAATCCTCGGTTTGCAATAAACTGAGCGATACCACTCATAGAACATCCAATTCTTCGGTTGCGAAGCATAACACGGTTGGTTTCAGGCCAATGAGTCTTGCCGAGTGTGACAGTTTTGGCATAAAGATAAGCATACTTGAGAGTGGTTTGGTAATCTTCTATGGAGTCGTGATTGTTAGGGAATGTTTCTACCAGACAGCACAATTCATAACTTTCCAAGGTTTGTTCCAGACACGGGTTTCCGCCCATGGCTCGGTGGTCTTTGAAGTTGGGTGCGTCAGCCATGCGTCCATAGTCTTTCATGTTTTCTAACCACGCATATCCTGGCTCTCCATTGATACGAACTCGTTCGGCTGAATCTTCGTAGTCCATGCCCAATCCTGCAAAAATGGAGTTGTTGGATGTCCAACCATATTCGGCTCGGTGTGGATTTACCTCGTAGTTTTTCAAATCAAGATATTCATCATTGTCAGGTTCGCCAAATACAATTTCGGCGGTTCGGCGCACATTCCCTGCCACAACACACTTGCCAATGAGGTTCATAATATCTACAATAGATGTGATAGAAATTGGGGCTCCTGTTTCGGCTCCCAGAATTTCACGAACTTGATTGTGTAGTTCAATCAATGGTTGTGGTCCAGATGATTCTCCTCCGAATCCTTTGATTGGAACTCCAAATGCACGGATTTCTGAGTAATCAAATTCAATTGGAGCGGCTCCGTAAGCATACGAGTCCAACAACAAACGAAGTGATTCAACCCATCCTTCACGAGTGTCAGGGATGGTGTATTTCTCGGTGCGTCGGTTTTCAGACGGGCCTTTGAGAATCAAAGTTCCTGCTCCTTTGGTGTCAAATCCGACTCCCACACCTAACATAGAGGCATCCATCAAGAAACAAAACGGCTTGGAAAATTCAGAAGACATAGATTGTGTTGAGACGAAAGCACAGTTGTTGAGTGCGGCAAACAAACCTCTTTCTTCGGTAATTGCAGTTCCCATAGCCCACAGTCCACGACCTGGCGGTAGAAACTTCATGTTAAAAATACGGTCATACATTTCTTGGGCAGAGTGTTGTGCTTTCCAAGCGTTCCATCCCAGTCCATTTGACTCAATGTGACGCTTCTGCATATTGAATGTTCCTTCTACAACACGCTGAACGGTTTCAAACCATTGTTCATTTTTACCATCAGCCTTCAAACGAGAATAGGTTCGGTTATAGACTAACTCGCCCAAACCGTTGAATCCGAATGGGGCTTTCTTGCGTCGGTATTTATTCATGAAGTTATCGCTGAGTTGGAACTTATTTTCGTTTGGCATCTTTGTCACCTTTTGGGAATGTTGCTTGGTTGGGTTCTCATATATAAGATTGTCGCCACGACCTTGCGTTGTTTCGTGCAAGGTGGTGTAGTTGCGCTATTTCAGTTAATTCTTTTGAACACCGTTGGTCCTTGTGAACCATTGGGTCGCACGACGATAAAGTCCGAATCGTTCTTCATCTTGGCGGCTAAACTTCGGTTGGTAGGAATTTCTTTTCTGCCCAGTGTAACCATTCGGTCAATAACTGTTTTTGCAGTTAATTCTTCGTCTAATTGAACTAAGGATTTAGCGGCTTGGTAACTGGTGGGTTTGCTCCTTCTCATAATATCACAACCTCGGGGCTACCAATCCCGTATATTCTACTCCTTCATAGGGAGTCCATGTGAATTCCACAGGGCATGAGTCAGAACCGCCTCGGATAGACACAGATTCTTTGGTGCTGGCAGAAATCATAGCGGCTACTTCAGAAGCAGTAAATAATTGTCGGCTACTGAAATCTTCTTCGCATTCTAATTCTACGGTGGGAGCCCAAGTAATCAATTCTTCGGCATCCAAGGTTTCCCAAATAAGGCTATTATCCCTTATATTGATAGAATAAATTGGGGTCTTATCCAGAGTTTTCAAGTAATCTCTAATGTCTTTGGCCGAAGAAACGGTGGTGTTGTATTCATAGTCAAAGTCGGGGATGGCTTGCAAATCATAGACTAATTCTATTCTTTTAAGCCTGATAACACGCTCCATAGAATTTGCTAACAAAGCGAATTTATTATCGGCATATCGGAGTTTAAGTTCGTCAGCATTCACTAATCCTGTGGTGATGCTCTTGAGTTTGCTCAAATCTACTGCTAAACGGTGTCGTTCATCGCAAGTGTAGGATTCAAAGGCGGCGGGTTCTACCCGAAGTCGCATCATTTTAGCACGAATGGAGTCCACTACATGAACGGTCAATCCTGTTTCAGAAAAGTCCAAAATACAATCTTCTGCAATAGATTGTAGACCTTTTAGAATATTTTTCATCCTCGGAACCGCTATGCTCGCCTCTAACATGAGTTTAGAGTTGTGTTGTGACCTATTTAACATGGTTCGCCATACGGTTAATCATCTTGGGTTCGTAAAGACGATTTTTTTGCTGGAACTTGGAACACCAATTTAAGGGTTGATAGCCTCGGATAGATTTGATGAGGTATAATCCTGATAAAATGGCTTGGAAGGTATATCCCCTCATGGAATCTGCTTGAGCACGAAACATAGATTTTGTGATTCGCAACAATTCACTGTTTTTGTGAGGGTGAAACATTGCTGAGTTTCCGTGTTGTCCTGTATTTTGGGGCATAGTTACTCTTTGGAGATTAGCAAATTTTCTCTCGGCTGAATCTGACAATCGGACAACGGGTGTAAATACTGATTTGAAATCAGGAATGTTGCGGTGGACGCTGACATATTGATGTTCATTTTCCTTACCTCGTTGAACGCTCTTGCTCTCGGCTCGTTGATATTCCTTATACGCTTTCTTGAGCGATTTGATAATTTTGATTCCTTCTTGAGTTGGTTTAGAAATCCAAGTGGTGAGTCGGTAGTAGCCTTGCGGGTCCCAATTATAGTCTGTGAGGTAAATCAGGTCTTTCATGGTTCCAAATTGAACTGCTGAGTAGGGGATTCCGTGGTGCGGAGTCCCGAAAAACATAGTTCCATCAGTAGCCATCAACAACTATTATCATGTCCCACCTATTTAACTATTGTGATTTTGACCTGTCTACAATAACTCGGGATTCGGTGACTCCCCATTTTGTGCGAATGAAAGAATCTACGGCATTCCAGGTGGCTCCTTTGGCTACGCCTCTTGTTTCAGCCTCATCCCAATTATTGACAAAATCTTTGAGGTCAGCATAACCTGTGTGAATCTTTTTGGCTGTGGCTCTTCCGACTCGGGGGATTTGTTCCAACATAGCATGATGTTTATTTCGGGTGCTGGTAACGACGGTAACGGGGCGAACGAGTTGATTCACTGAGCCATCCTTAACACGAAGGGATAGTGAACGCACATATCGTATGGTTTCATCCAATGAGTCGGTATAAATTACTGGGCAGACTTCCACACACATTCGGTTGAAGAAAGTTTGCAATCCTTTGATGCTGTCCATGTCTGCGTAGACTTCACTCCATGAGCCTTCTACTAACAAAATATATTTATCACAATTTTCTACCATGCGGGAGATTTGTTCTTGGATTCTTTTACTGCTCCATGAAGAGTAAGCGTCACCCCATGTTTTTCGTTCAATAACCCATCGCTTTCCATCATCGTTTTCAATTACGATGTCGCCTTCGGGAAGATTAACTATATCTGCATTAAGCATCATTTTAAATTTGTCTTTGGTAGATGCTGCTTCCTTAGAGTCAATCAAAATCTTCATGGTGTTGCATTGAGCAACCTCCTATTTAAGATTGAGGTTTTATGGAAGAAACACTGACTGACCAGCCACAACCACAATGGTAGTATCCATCTTGGAGGATAGCGGTTTTGTGGTTTTTGAATCTTGTTCCACAGGCTTCACATTTAATTTTCGGTTCCATCATATTCACTCTCAATTCCTGATGCACAATCGTCAAGATATTTTTGGTATTCTTCTGTGGTCTGGGAGTCAGAATTTCCGTTGGTTAAAATAACTTCCAAGGGATTTCTCCAAAGACAACTCATGATTAAAAACTGTTCAAGGAAGGCGTTTAATCCTTTATCCTCAAACTCCCCTCCTGTTTGGGTTTGAGCAATCCAGCGACGAAGAGCCGTTTCCGAGATTGAAAGTTCTTTCATGATAAATCCTTATCTCTTTACCTATTTAATACTACGCCCACTGGAACGGGAGGGTTATCAACCGAAGGTTCAAGGCTATCAAATCAGAATATGGTGTGGTGGAAAAATACTGGGCTATATCTGGGAGAGCCTCTATCAAAGGTTGGTAATCGGAATGGTGTAGCAAACGAGTGCCTCCTCTTTCTAAATCTCTCCAATATGTTCCGTGGTTTTCAATACAGGATTTTTGTGTGAGTTTGTTGTTGGAACGATATTCTTTTAGAGCGAGAGAAATAGATTCCATACTTTCGGTGTCGGTGGGTTGATACCAATTAAGAAGTAGTGAGTCATTTGTTAATTCATCTCCGTGTGCTTGAATGAGTTGGGCGGCGGATTTGGGTCCAATCTTGGGAATTCCTGTGATGCTATCGCTGGTATCACCTGTAATGGACTTGAGTAGGGTATAATGTTTGAGTTCAATTCCTAAATCCTCAGTAATTTCTGTGCGGGATATTTCTCTAACAAAGTTGTGAATTCTGATTCTGTCATCCCAGTCAAACAATTGCCACAAATCGGTATCTCCTGAGAATACCCAAATGTCATCCTCGGCTCCGATGGTGGGGTCAGAAATAAGTTCCTGAACCTGATAAGCAATCATGTCGTCGGCTTCCATGATAGACTCGTAATGGGAAATCCAATTTTTACGCAAATCATTGGTGTCAAAATTAAGAGAAACAAGATAATCTCGGAAATCGTTAATTGTGTGGGTGGAAGCATCATATGTTTCAGCCTCGTATCCCATGCGAATTGCTCGCTCGGATTTATAGGTTTTGAGTAGCGTTCCCCGAAGATTTCGGCCTTCTACTCCATCCCAACAAAAATGTATGGGTCTGGCGGCAGATACAAAATACTTAACTTCTCTCATACGGAATTCCAGATATTTCATGTCGTTGATAATACACTTTCTTTGTAAATTAAAGAATTGCACACGAGAGCGTCTTCCTGCGGCTAACTGTCTTTTCATCCGAGTGAGTTGGCCTTTGGGTCCCCAATGTCGGCCTCGCCTACCGATAAAAAATCCTGCATCAACTACGGCAACTGAAGCCATGATTAAGCCTCCTCAAATAGATGGTGTGGGAATGAATCTCGTAAGGGTTGCAAGTCTAAAGCCGTTGCACCTTGAGTCCAATACTTGGATGAGTCAAAAGATGTATTGGTGGCATCTTTCAGGTCGGCTCCATACAAAAAATCGCGGGAAATGGATTCAAAATAATCTCTAAATTTGAGGTCAGGTATGTGATATTGTAAATCATCTCGGAGCCAAAGATTGGGTCGGAGATAAGCATCAGCAATCACTAATCCATGAAGTGAAGAAGAAATGATTCGGTCACAAGCCACAATTTGGTCTATTACGGATTCCCACGAATCTGTGGGGTTGATTAGGTGAATGTCATGAAATATCTCTAATTCATCGCCTTGGTCTGAATAATTTTCCCACCAAGACCAATGCGGAACAAAACCTGTTTTACCTGTGAGTTCAGGAAGTGGTTTGGGTTGATAAAAATCTGGCAACAACAAGGCAGGGTCGCCCCAAGGAATTGTTTCTTTCATCGGCACTATGCCTCGGTATAATCCTTCGGTGCGTGGACCTCTAACTGCATGAATGTGTAAATCAGCAGTTCGCAACTGATATAGCATGATACCGCTTCCCCAAACATGGCTTCCTGGTGCTAAGTTTTGGGAAATTGAGCCGATAACTGAAAAAACAGGTTGGCTCATATCATTGGATTTTTCCACGGGTCTTCCGAGCATGGCCTGAGCAATTACGGGGCCTAACTCATCACCAAAGTTTCCTGAGCCTTGGTCGTGTCGGTAATATCCTACCTTCATAGTTTATCCTGAGTAGCCACCTATTTAACTCTTCTTTATTAGGGTAATCGCACAAGTGTTAATTTTTAACATTTTATAGAAGGGACACCAACCAAAGGTAGATGTTATAACGCTCCAAAGTCCAAGAGCCACAAAAGCCAGTTCTAAATCTCCGCTGGCAATAAAATCTATGATAACAATGATTAAGCCACCAATGAGCCTTACCAAACGGTCAGTAATTCCAATATTCATGAAACCATCTCACTTTTTCGTTTTCTTGCGCTTAGTAGTTTTTTTCTTGGCGGGCTTCTTTTTAGTGGTTTTGCGCTTGGTGGACTTGCGTTTCTTAGCAGGTTTCTTGGGGACTTCTAATGCTAATGGAGATTTGGAGTTAGATAAATCTTTTTGCATACAATCGTGCGAACAATAATTTTGAGTGGTGATGGTGCGATGCCACCTTTCTCGCTGAGTTTTACACCACCCTACGGTCGCCGTATAACCTGCCATAAATTTGGAGGAACAGACGCTGCATTCGCATCCGTCTTCATCAGTGATTCCTTCGCCTGTGATGCCGTCCATTACTTCTTTAACGCACTTGTGGGAGCAATAAGTATCGGTATTTAGGTGTTCAACCCATCGTCCATTGGCTTGGAACAGAGTATCTGTTAGGATGTAAATCGGTTTGCTGGTCTTGATTCCTTGGTCACACATAGCACATTCAAAAGTCATTTACTCCACCTCAATATTTCCTGTCCTGGTCGTAGGTCAGAAGTCCACCTATATAGAGTCTCCGATGTGGATTTGTCTACGGTGATGATTCCCCGAGCCACCCAACGCCTCAAGGCTATTGTTACTCCACGGGCTCCTTTGACTCTAAATGGTTGCTTATCACAAGCCTCATAAATATCTTGGGAAGTTATGCCATCAGGATGTTCATAGATAGTTGTGAACATAAATGAGTATTTCTTTCCTTTGTGGCACGACATGGTTTTCGTGAGACATTTGAAACTGCAAAATCTTTGGTTGGCGTGAGTGTAAGGGGATTTGAGTTCAAAGGTGTTGTCGCAGGAATAACACTTGACTGGGATTTTCCGCTGGTAATCATAAGGTAGTTTCCTTTTTTGAGTCTCAGCACAGAACCGAGAGCAAACATTGTTGTAAATTTTATTACGGGAGTAGGCCCAATTATCTATTTCTTTTCCACAAAAACACTTTGACATTAAATTACTCTCCTTTGTTTTTTTGTTGAGGGTATTCTCATATTGAATCCAAATCTTTTTTCTGCGGCTAATCGGCGTGATGATTTCCAACCTGGACACTCTTCTCGCACTTGTCTCATCCGATAATCAATTTCATCGGTGTTGCGATAATGTCGTGGTAGTCGTTGTTGATTTAATCCAATGTAGAAACTGCGGTCACATTCAGGGCAATCCCAAAGGTTAGCGGCTAAACAATCGTTGCAAAAATAATAATCAATTCCTGAATGGTGTTGCCGATTCAGGGTTGGGTATTCTTTCTGACATTGATTGCATAGTGGCATAATTATCACCTATTCTTGTTCAAAAAATACCCATCGGGTCAAGTCTGCGTCAATGGTGTCTCCGTCAATTCCGTGAAGGTATGATAGCAAACCTTCCCAAGAACCAAAAATCCAGTTGTGATTCATAACACCAAAAATCCAGTTAGAAACATTGTTCTTTCCGCCTTCAACCATTACAAGAGTTGGTTTCCGTTGGTCAAGTGCTGTTTTGAGTTCCCAAATAGTTCCAAATGGTTTAGCCTCCATGTCAATATAAACCATCACAAAATCGCTACGGTCAAGCATACGCAGGTCTACATGGGCAATCGGCTTCATGATTTTAGTCAAACCTTCGTAATCCTCTTGGTCTTTCAAGTCCATTAACTTAATTTTTTCTTCTTCAATTTCTTTGTATTCGGTATCAAGTGTGGGTTTGTTGCAAGGGTCCATTACTGATACTCCTTTCTGTTCAAGCCAAAGGGTGGCTTTGTTTCGCCAACCGACACCATCATCGTCTGCGTAATCTATTGGTCCTGCCAAATAACATCTTAGTCCTTTCAATCTGTTCATATTTTTCACTCCGTAAATTCATCATATCTGTCGTCATTGGGTGGTCGGATAATTTGATGCTCGGGAGCGTTCAAATTAAACCATTGCTCAATGCTGACTCGTGATGTGGCGGGTAATGCTTCCATTAAACCTTGTAGAATGTGGGCAAACTCGTCGTCGGTTTCGTAACCGAGGGTGATGGTGATAATTTTACATTTCATATTTATTCCTCCTGTTCTTCCCAATCTTTCCATGACATATCTTGGGTCTGTTTGGTATTGAAGTGGGCTTTAATATCTTGGTTGTTAGGGAGTCGTCCATGCTTTTGGATGTGGTTTTGAGCAAAACTAATCCAATCTTCCAAATAAACATCTTGTGGGATGCTGATTTGGTGGTCTTCAAATTCCATTTCGTCATCGTGATATTCAGGGCAAACATGGGCAACAATGTGTTCCATCATGTCACCTAAATTTTTACGCTTCCACCAACCCAAATGGACTGAGGCAAGATTGAGAGTGAAATTGAGTAGAGCCATTACGAGTAGGATTTGGGTCCAATCATCCATCAATAAACATCTCCGTTAAGACGAGACTTATCATCTTCGTAAGGGGCAGCGATGCGTCGGTAAAGTTCCATTTTGGAACATTCCAAGACACCAATAATTTCGTTGATACGAGCATAACTGACTCGCTCATCGTCGTAGAGGATGGCTCCCAAAATTCTGGAAATGGTGTAGTTCAATCGTCCTGCGGTGGACTCATTATCTCCTGTTTCTAAAAATCTGATGATGAACGAATCAAGTTCGGCATCAAACTCATCTCTTTTATCTTGACGGATATAGGGCATATCTAACTTTTAGTGATGCTACCTATTTAACTTAATGGTTGATGTTGATAATGAGGCAATCAGGAGATTCTTCATAACAAAAATTGACACGACCGTCCCAAGTTTTGTAAGCGGAATTGTAATTGTGGGTGGTGAAAATTTGAGTCATTATTGGAAGTCCAAAGGGTTTTTCTCGTTCATCGTAGGGTATTCTGTCTCTGCGGGGAGGGATATACTGCAATTGATTGATAATGGGTTGCAATTCAGAGGTATAATAGGTGATGGGCGGTAGTGTTAATCCTTCTACTACGGTCAGCCACAAAATAATTTCATCCATTACTATTTTGAATTTTTCAAATTGTTGAGCATACGCCGCTAAATTGTCAAGCCTATGGGTTTTGGTTTTTTGGGTATATGGGCGGATGGAACTGTCCCACAAGGATATTTTGCAAATCATGTAGGAATGCACATAATTTTGGTCTTTATAGCGGGCAGCAGCCAGTCGTAAATCATCAGAGAGAAGTTTTCTGCCCTCTGATTCTACCACAAAAGGATATTCAGGATAAAACACAATGGCGGAAGAGCCTGTGATAATATCTGACATGATTACTCTAATGCGGTGTTGCTATTTAGTTTTTTTCAAATCTCGGGCGCAAATGGGACTCAAAATAGGCATAGACGGGCATCAGATAAATGGTCGCAATAATGGTGAACCATCCGAGGTTAGTCAAATACGGAATGTTAGTAAGCCAGCACCAGAGTAGAACTATGGGTTGGAGAACAAGAGTTCCATAAATTGGTCGGATGATGTCGGCTCGTTCCATTAGGTGAAATTAAGTGTATTCCTATATAACGATTACCCAAACATAAGTTCCAACTTTTCTCGGTCTGTCAAGAAAGAGCCAGTATCATACATTCCTGATGTTCCTGAAAATTTCCCTTGTCGCATATACAATACGGGTTTGTTGTCCCAATCATTAAGTTGTTGTGGTGAAAAATTGTGTTTTAGTCGGAACACTCCTTTGGTGTTTGGTGATAAGATAATATCTGGTTGAATTAAAGCGGGAAATAATTTATAGTATAATTGGGGGTCCCAATTGATGGTGCGATATGGGTAAATAATTTTGATAGGTGGGGCAGTATCTACGGTTTCGCCCGCAATGATATTTGCCATATAGCCTTTCGGAATATTTTCTTCCAAATCATCTCGGAAGATTTCTAACTGCGTAGTAATATTGCCTTGTAGATTAAACCCTGTGTAAGTGAATGGGCTGCCGATTGCGTCTGCGTAAAGTGGTATCAAATAAATTGTTCCTGTAATCTCGTTTTGTCTACTGAAAATCCATTCAAGTAATAGCCCATTATTTTTGAGCATATCTTCGCTTTTGCCTAAGTGTGACATAAAATCTATGTAGATGTATAAATCATCCCACTGAGGTGTGCCGTTGGGCAACATCGTAAGAGGCATGGTGGTATTTATCTTCCTTGCTATATCAATTTAATGACAGGGCGATGGAAAAGAGAAGTGAAAGCCCAATGATAACCATAACATCCCAATAATCAAAAACCAATTGTTTGGTAATTGGTATTATATCATTAACGGTTGGTATTTCTGAGATGTCCCATATTTTTCGTGGCATTTTATTCCCTTCGGATAATTGTATGAGTGTTTTCTGCTATATCAGTTTATGCGATGATTGCATCATAGTGGTTAAAATAGTGTGGCTTGCTGAGAAGTTCCTAATGTCTGGACTTGCGGAACCCAGTGCGTGGTGCGGCCATCGGGTGTTTGCTCACGGATAACTAATCTTCCAGCAGGGTCTTTCTTTTGAGCATAACATTCAAACACAAATGAATAAGTTCCGACTGTGCCATCGGGTGGGACATAATCTCGGAACGAGGCTCCACGAGATTGATAAGAGGAATAAATAACTGACTTAACTTGCTTGCTAAGGGTGGTTAAATCGCTATCGGTCAAATCTGAAACTTGGGCAGAAGGGTTAATCTTGGCTTTGTAAAGTGCTTCGGCCTTGATGTAATTTCCGACTCCTGAAACCACTTGTTGATTCATAATGGCTTTGCAGATATTCCAGTGATTCTTTTTACGAAGTCGCTCAATAAAGAATTCATCAGAAACAGACTCGCTTAACATATCGGGTCCAATTTTTGAGAGTTTAGCCTGTAATTCAGCCTCAGAATTTGTCTGGAAGAACTTGAAAGTTCCAAACCGTCGGGTATCACGATAATGCGCTTGTGTCCCATCAGAAAATTCTAATGTGAAATGGACACCTTTTAGGCTCTTGAGTTTTCCAAATCTCCAAGTGCCTGACATACCAAGTGTGTTAAAGACAACCCACTCATCGGAAAATTTCCAGTAAATGAACTTGCCTTTACAATTGACCGAATCAACAGTCAAAGGAAGTGCTTGACGGAATTCATTAAACTCGTTTCTCATTTGCTTGGCGGCATATTCCCGAGTGTGAATGCGTAAATTGCTAACGGTTTTCCCTTGCAAAACACGATGTAATCGGTCAGTAATGGTTTTAACTTCTGGACCTTCGGGCATGATAATCAATTATGGGTTTTCCTATTTAAGATAGAGGTTGCTTCCAGAGGTAATGATTTCTGGATAGGTTTTTCCGTCTAAATTACTGATTCCATCAGTCCAATATGGGACTTTTTTGGGATTGAAACTAATGGCTTTGCTGGAGTCTATGGTGATGGTTGAAGGGTATTCAAAGCAGACAGAATCTGCGTCTACCCACGCACAAACTGTTTTGTTTCGTCCCGCGCAAATGGCCTCAGCAATTCGGTTTTGATTGTGCAACCGACAGCCAACCATCAGAATTTGAACTCGGGCTGGGTCGTGATATGTAACTCGGCCATCAGGATGTCTGACTTGAAATTTCTTGTGATTTTGTCCCAGTCCTAAATGGAATCTTACTCGGTAATTCATTGTTGTTTCCTCCTTTTCAAATATTCAATAACTTGGGGTGGTGGAAATGGATTCCCACACGGTTTTTTCTGTTGCACTTGCACATTTATCATCCACTGCCACTCACTTTTCATTCTGAAACCTCCACAAAATTTCTTTCGGGAAGAGGTTGGTTATGGGTTTTCTCATAGATTTTCTGACAATCTGGACAAACAGGCAGGGTGCGAGCGAACTCATCTCCGAGATATTTCTGAGGCCACTCTTGAGATTTAGCGGAACACAGGTATCGGGAGGTTCCTGCAATATGAATGACCTTGGGTTTGGACAAGCGAGATTGACGCTGAGACTCCTCTTTTTGGTCTGCCGATGCAGGGCAGTTTCTGGAGTTGTGTCCAGCCTCTCCGCAGTTACCGCATTTCCGTGCCATAGCACGAATCACTCGTGCCACCTATTTAACTTCTCTCCAGGCTTTGCGAATCTTTTCTAACTGGGCTTTAGAAAATGTTAGATTATTGTTCCAATCACGGATGGTCTCAATTGTTTTTTCATAGCCTTGTAGGTCTTTGTCCAATACAAGGTGTGCGGCTTCATATTTAACTTTGAAACTATTGAGCAATCTTTCTGTTAAGGATTTAAGGGTTCCTCTTTTTGAGTCGTCTAAATAGCGTCCAATATAATTCTGACTGAGGTATCGCTTGTTTCTTTTCCTAATTTCTAATCTCATGAGAGATTCTTGTTCATAGTAATCACACATCATCTTCTTGCTTGCAGGGTATTTTTCCAAGACATCTGTGATACGATGATTGACTCGGTGCCTTCGCTTATTTTTTTTATGATGCCAGCAAAGGTTTTTTGCATACTGCATAATGGGTGTGCGATGACGATAACTCCAATGTGTTTTATCAAAAAAATCAAATCCGAATCCCGTGTGTGCCAATGTTATATCTTGCTCACGAATATCTATCACATATTCGGGGGAGATGTAATAAAGGCTATTTAGATTTCTCAGCAACATCCAAATCAATTCTCTATCGTCCTTCATTTCGTCAAATCTAACAACTTCTTCGTAAGAATGTTTTTGCACCAGTAGTTCTCCATATCTCTCTTCAAAGGGAGTAATTTTCTTCCACTCATCAACGGTTGTTGCTCCCTCTCTTTCTGTGTGATATGCGTCATGCGCTTCAAGATAAATTTTAAAACAATCTAATTTACACTGATTCCACTCATCAACGGTGTTGTTAAGTCGTATTTTTAAACCATCCAAAATCTCATTTCTGAGTTCTTCAGGCAACCAAATAAATTTGTCTTTGTAAATTACCTTTCTGAGATGATTCTTTGCCCATGTCATCCATTCAGGTGTGTATTCTCGGGACATCTTCAGTGCCTTAAAAACCAGATGTTCCTCTTCGGAAAAATCAGGGTCGTGATTGTTATATCTCCTTTCAGAGCCATATTGTTTGGAATTCTTTTTCCAATGCTGACGATTTTCATAAATTTGTTTGGTAATTTCTACATCAACTTTACAAGCAGCAGATAATTTTTCGTAATCAAGATTTACCATATCTCTTCCTTTGGTTTGCTTGCGACGGCCAAAATGCTTCTTAGCGATTGAGTCTAATGAGGTATAATGTTTTGAACCAGTGTATTCCTTGATACGGTGACACAAATCTACTGAATCTGAAATTTCTCCATCAAATCCAAGTGCCTTCATCACTAAAAAGTCAAATCCCTCTCCATTATATGAAACAACTCTTTTAGCAGAATTAACCATCTCAAAAAATTCTGTTTGTTGGTCGGGACCAAATGTGTGATAGGTGTCATCGTCGTATGAATAAACTACTGCAACTCTAATATCCAAGGGATAATCCAGATAGGTTTTTCCAGGTTCTGGGGCTAACCAACCACAAGTAAATGGGTTAGTTTCAATATCCAATACGATAACTCCCTTGGATTTTTTAGTCCAGATGACTGCCATGAGGGGTTATTTAACCCCCACCTATTTAACTATTTTCAAGGACATTATCAACGAATGCTCGGCTAACCTTTTCATATCTTTGGTAACAATTGCTGCACAAACCCATGTTGAATCGGACTCCTGTGCTGGTGGTTCCCAATGGGTGGTATGTGGGAAGTAATTTAATAATATCTGGTGGGTAATTGGGCTCTAAGGTTTGAACTATTTTTCTGAGTTCTTGTTGGTATTCTTCTTCAAACGCTGCTTTGCCTTCATGGTCATTCCATTCTAAATTTAATTCTTTTCTGCGAGCCCACAATCTTTTTGACACAGGTGCCAGAAGTTCGTTGTATTCTTGGATGGCTTTTTTGGCGTTGTTATACGATAATCCACAACTGAGGCAGGGTTCTTTGAAAAAGAAAGAATCTCCTGGATATACCACAGTAAATAGATTCATTATTTCTTTCCGCGCCTCTTCCTTTCGCTTTTCCATCCGCTGTGGTATCCAGGATGGGCTCCTGCCTGGGCCTCTTTTATCTTCCCAATCTTTATCAGTCATTTTTCTTTGCCAATAGGCATTGGAGTCAAACCACATATTTTGGTAGTCTCCAGGTTGCTTCAAGATATTTAGGACAGATTTTGAAGCATCGGGGAGGTTGTTGAATTTAGTGTCGGCATAGTTAATGGGCGGATACCAACTTTTATAATACAGTAGCCAACGGTATTTTCCCATAATGGGTAATTAGTGGTTCATCTATATTAAGTTATTCTTCTAACATCCACACAATTTCCTTGACGGCTAAATCAAAAAGTAGAAAACAAATCCAGCAAGGTTGCGATTCACAAGTGCAAACCTGACGATATGAAATCATACTAATCAAATAAAAATCGGGGTAAATGGTTTCGGTGGGTGTAATTGATTATGCGGAATCCATATTTTGCAAACCTCTCATTGAACTCACGAACTATGGGCTTATCATTGGGTGTGGTTGTGAAAATTAAAACCATCTTTTCATAGTGTGCCATGCCATGTTTATTATTAACAAACCACGGAATCACCATCTTTATTTCGGGGAATTTTTCTAAGGTTATATGAAAATAGGGTCTTTCGGGATGTTTAGCATCGTATCCATGGAAGACCAAGGAGTTATTTATGACACTCATTGGAGCAAGTTTAGTAATCTCCCAAGTTGGTGCGGGTTGTGGTTGCTCTTGGTATAATATTCGGAGTATTTTTCTCAATCTTTTAATATCTCTTGCTGCTGGTGCGGAGGTGGTGTTTCTCTGGTCAATTTTAAATGCCTCCAAAGAATAATTATTCATGTAGAGAAATTCAATGAAGTCTACCAAAGGGAGGTCTAAGGAAATCTCCTCTTCTGGAGCCCAACTAATCTTAATGCCATACTCATCTACAAAATGGCTAACCATATATTGTGGATTAAGTGTCATAATATCTAATGCTTGCGCTTGTTATATGAAGTTAATGGTTGGGATTCGCAGGTGCAGACCTGACGATAAACAAGCATATTATTCAATTGCCAATCTTAAAGAGTGGCTTGAGTCCATGCCTTCAATGTTGGCACGGTCTTTAGAAAGTTTCTTAGCAAGTTCGGAGGCAGCAGGTTTTGTAAAGTCTGCGAGGGTGGTCTGTGAGTCATCAAGGGTATTGCTCTCGTTGAGTCCTGTGTGTTTCAAAATCTGGTCATTGACATCCAAGACAGTAGCCACCATTCTTTGAAAGTAAATGCTAACAAGTGCTAACAAAAACCATGTTACCAAAATTAGAGAGAACAAAATCATATCCACGACAATCACTCCTCTTCTGGATTTAGAGAAACTGTGTATCGGCGGTATCTTTGTCCTGTGGGGTCAGTCTTCCATTCACGAGAAAATTCCCAACCTCTTTCTTCCAAATCAGCGATACGACGAGGCAACGCTCTGATACGATAAATTGCTTGCGCTTCCACATTTGAAATGGAGGGTGCTTGGCTAAAGTGTAGGCGGAGTAAATCCAGTTGGCTCATATTATTTAGAGAGTGACACTACCTATATGAATGTTCTTAGCCCCATTGAATTACGGTCCAACGAGGGTTATCATTATACATGATTTTCCAACCAAGAGCAAGAAATTTTTCCAGAACTGGTTTTCCATTGAGGCTGGAATCAGTATCGTCTATTATGACTACTGCTTTTTGAAACCACGATTCAACTTCTGGGAGTTTATACCATTCAAAAATTAAATCTCTACTTCCTTTTGTGGGAGTTCCATCAACAATAATCAAATCACAATTTTTCTGGAGAATGGGTTTAAGGTGGTCGTGAGAATACCAACCATTTTCTACGGGGACTAAAATAGATTCTTCTTGCACCCATTTAGGGTCGTGTTCAATAGAAACTACTTTGTGTCCTGCTGTGGTTAATCTCGGTGTTCCTGTGCCTGAGCCAAATTCTACAATATCAAGTTGAGGCTCCATATATTCTTGCATCCAGTCAATAACTGCTCTATCCATGGAATAATCTTGAACGGGTAAATTATCTGGGTGCCAATTATAATGGACTCTCATAACTATGAATTACTAACTTAATATTTAAATCTAATCCTTGAGCAATGAATTGCTGGGGGGTGGGGAGGTCATTAGGGACAAGCAATAATGGGGACTAAATTAGCCTCATACTATCAGTTGCGATAGTTCAGATAGTGCTTGCATATTAGAGATGCCTTCAAAAATTCCTACGGTGTTCATACCCATCCAAATGATATTGACTAATACTGGTGCCATAGCGTCATGATAAAACGCCGTCAATAATAATCCTGTGGAACCAATAAGGCTAACTCCGTGATATGTGGCTGAAGTGTTTGATAACCAACCTCGTGAAACAGAAGTTACTGCGGCTAATTGTAATGCTCCACCTGCGTAACCGACGGCATCCATCATTTTACGGCCATATTTTTTATCAAGATAACTTCTCAATTTGTTAGAACGCTGGGCAGCAAATAGGCTGGCTCCAGTGAATGCAACGGCTACTCCAATCACTAATTTGTTCATCTTATGAACCTCTGTATAATTTGTATGCTTTCCATGAGGCACCTACGAGCCCAAGCGATACTACTATTGTAATTACTCTCCCAGAATTATTCTGGGTGGTGGTCGTGGAAGTATTGCTATTGTTTTGAGAGTTGTTTCCAAACAGATTTCCGAATCCTCCAAATCCGCCTGTGTCAAATGATTGATTAGGGGTCATACCTTCGTCTTGACAATCAATTTCATTGACTGTGGTTTCTGTCAGAAGATTATTGGTAATGTTCATCAGACCCACAATTTGGTCATGAGTGATTGCAGATGATTCTAATGAACCGTTTTGGGAAGAAGTTCCGTCTTCAGCATATATCCAGTAATGTAATTTCGTCCCATATTTTTCTAAGTTATGACACCACCTTAATTCGTGGGCCTCTGTATATTGGGTGAGTTCCAAATAATTAGTGGCTTGAGATTCTTTTGAATTGTATTGCTGCTGTGCTAAATCAAAAAGACGCTGAGTGGCATCGTCATGAGTATATTCTCCAGTTTCTGGGTCGTAATCGTCGTAATATTGGTCTAAAGTTGGAGGGGTGCCGATAACCTTTTCTAAATCTGAAGTTGATGATTCAGTATGGAACGAACGGGTATTAAAATTCTTGATGTCTAATGAACCATGCCCGAACATGATATGGTATTGACGCTTCAACTATTTGAACTTGTTTCATCTAAACGAAAACTCATATTGCAACTTTGACAAACCAATGTTTCCTTATCTACCCTACATTGACGACGACAAGGCCCTCCTACGGACACATATTTTACATTTTTTGCCATGCTATTTACCTCTTTTTTCAACTATTTGAATCTGGTGTAAAATAATTGGACGCTATCCAATCATCCAAATCCCTAAATTCAGAACTGCTGTTTTCTTCAAAAAGAATGGTGGAGACTACCTCATCTCGGTAATTGTCCCGAGCCATATTTTTGTATTTGTCTAAAAACCAAGCGATTCTTTCTTCTGTGAAAGTTTTGTTATCTGTAACAAATGTGTTGGTTTTAACATCTATCTTGATGTGCCAGTTACAGCAAGGGCAAGTATATAATTTCTCTTTGAGGGTCTTGTTATCTTGTTTATACAAATAATAGGGGCAGTGGATACATTTAATGATAATTTTTTGATTGCTCTTTTCAACTATGGCTCCTTCTGGATAATTGCTATCATAGTGCAGACAACGCAAACAAAGCCAGTTCTTAAAATAAGTTTCTCTGGTAATGGAATATTCCTCCGTATTTTCTACGGTCGGGCTGGAGAAAATCCCTTCTTGCTCCATAGCAAATGGTGTGGATTGGGCAGTGCTTTCTGGTTCTCCCTCATATTGACATTGAACACACAATTTGAAATTCATTGCGAATCACCGTAGCCTATTGGGTAGTCTGTGAATCTTTCAGGCATTTCAGTAAGTCCTGCTTGTTGTGCTTTTAAAACTTCGGTGTCACGCAAGGGTTTTCTAACAATTGTGATGGTATCGTCTTCTTGATGATTGATTTTGAAACTAAAGAAGCAACAACCACAGGAATAGTCCGTAGATTCTGGTGGGTTTTTATGAGGGTCAGTTCCTGCGGGGAAGTTTTGTGATACTCTCATGCCTCGGTTACATTCAACACACAGCACGGCTGTTTCATATCCTGAACGAACTTCCCAATCTGCGGTGATATACTCATCAGATTCCTCATCAAAAATTTCGTCAGAATAGTTTTCCCAATAGCCACAGTCAAAACAATTAAACCAATAGGCATTACCATGTCCTTGTGCGAAGGTATTGTATGGAACCTGTTTGCATTTACCACACTCAGGGCAATCAGACCAAGAGCCCAAATTAACCCCTCAATGTCCTCATCAATTCGTCAATCGGGCGCAAATGGTTTTCATAAATACAATGCGTAATGCGTCCAGGTGTGCTGTTCTTTTCTCGTCCACGGCTGTTGTTTCCGTTTTGAATCTCAGCAGAAATTCTTTGCATATCTTCCTTAGAAAGATAGCCCTCAATACGGATATTTTTGGGTTTCTGTAAGTCGCCATTCTCAAAGTCAATAGGTGTCATCTTGATGTAGTAATCAAACTTGAGGTTGCTGGGTTGGTAATACAATCCTGAATAGCGTGTGGTTTTAACATCGGTGCGTGTGCGTCCATAGTCAAACTCAAAATCTGCGGAAGCAGTATCGGTGGTAACAAACTCAATCCATTCGTATTGGATAGGCTTGTCTGTGACTGTGGGGGCGTTTTCTACCTTAGCCATATACCAATCAAACATAATTTCTCCGAGAACTCCATGCCAGTCTGTGGGTCCGTTGCTTCGCTTGTTAGAAGTCTTGATTTTGTTAAAATCTTCCTGCATAGTTTTTGCACGAACAATGAATTTACTGGCTACTGGGATGTCAAAATGCTTTTCCATATTCTTCCATAGCGAACACACCTATTTAACATTTAGGCTATTCTTCTTCGCAACAAGGCGCAGGGCATTTGGGTGCAGCATAGAAAATATCAGTCCAATTTCGGAATAGTGATTCATAAACCAAATTGCCTACTACAACGGCAAAAATACTCAAGACACACCAAAAAGCAAAAGCATCAACACTATTTTCGGGCATCATGGTATCAATTCCTATGTCCGTTAATACTACATGGTGAGTAGCGTTTGCATCTATCTCCATTCTTATTATGGCCTTCACATCGGCCTTCTTGAGTCGTTTCAATAGACAAATCGTTAATTCCATCAATTAACTTCCTTGTTTTGCTTTCAATAAACTTCATATAATGATTTTCAAATTGAATCCCTTCGGTCTTCCCATTCCAATTTACTTTCACATGAAGGGCTTTACCATGCTCATTTTCCAAATCCGAAATTGTTTTGTATCGCATCATTCCCCATTCAGCACCGTCATAACCATTCCAACAACCAAAATAAATACTCTCATTAGAATCCTGTAATTCAATTTTGCTCTCATCACTTAAAACACCCTTTGCAGGTCTAAACCATGAAATAGGAGATTCTCTTAGAGTTCCCAATAATGGATTTTCAGGAATCATGGTATCAACTCTAAAGTGGCAATTGATAACTCTTTGAATTTGGCCTCAATCATAACATCAACATCTTGGCCGTAAAGATTCATCGGGCCATGACACAAATCGGAATGTGCTGGAGATGGCTTGTCGCCACCTTGCTCTAAAACACGAGACTCGGAGTAGTGAACAACGGGTGTGATACCGTTAGGCCAAGTAGACATGGCTAACAAAAGGGCTTGCTGCTCGGTAAGACCGCCTGTGCAAAACTGGTGGTGATGATAGTCAAAAACAATAGGTATGCCTGTGGACTCGTAGACAGTCATCAAGTCATTAACTGAATACATACGAGCCTTGTCGTCATTTTCCAAAGTGAGGCGACGGCGGCAATTGGGGTCAAGGAGTGCGAAATTATTGATGAACCGAACAATGGTAGCGTCATGGTCGCCAGCACCAGACCCGATATGGATGTTAATCTTGTTGTAATGTGATGGCTCAAAACCCATGAGGTCAAAAATATGGGAGTGCAAATTGAGTTCATTTACTGCACGACGGACAACATCTGGGTTTTTGCTACCCAACACATTATATGGGCCTGGGTGTGATGTCAGACGGTGAGCATTGGCGGTAGCGTAATCGCCAATCTGTCGCAACTTGGATTTGATAATGTCGCAAGAGGGTAAGTCGTCAATAGCATAGCCGAGTCGGTCATGGGACATGAACGGGAAAATTTCGGACGATAAACGCATAAAGCGAATACCGTTGGACTCGTTCCACCGAAGGATGGTGAGTAGGTCGTCAAGATTGTTCAAGATTTTCTGATTGACAGAAGAGATGTCAAAAGTGCGGGCAATACAGGTGCGGTTGGTGTATGTCTTGTGTTTGGCTTTACCTCCCAAACACTTGAAACAAGACTTGCAACGAGAGCCAGTTTCCTTGAATGTGCGGTCACAACTACCGCCGAGAGTCTGATTGATACAGGCGTAACCTACTTGCATAACCTCTATTATTGGGGTTACCTATATTAAGTTTTAAGTGCGTTGGTGATATATTGATGATAATTTATAATCCATTGTGTTCGGGGCGGCATTACTACTTCTTCGGAGTTTCCAAAAGACTCATAGGTATCCATTACCCATTTCTGGAATGCAGTCATACTGGCTGATTCCATCAGGTTGTAGTTCATAGATTTGTTGTTTCCTTGACCCCATATTCGGGTGATAATCTTCTTTTGTTCCGTAGGGTCTTTCCCAGCAGTAGAGGCACGAGTTAATAGGAACTTACGATAGGCAGTTTCAATAATGATTTTTACATCCATAATGCGGGTGTATGCGTCTTTATCTGCGTTCCAGAAATATTGATTGTCTGCTTCGTGAGGGGTTATTTTATAGGCTTGCATCATTACCTTATCTGGGAGACCATTTGCCCAAATCGCCGTTTCACCTGATTCTGAGACGAGTTGAAAAAGGTTGTTGGCTTGGTCTAAAATATGGATTGATTCTAATCTTCTCTGCCCTTCTTTAAAATAGTAGACTGTGAGGCCATCATAGTAGGGAGAGTTTTGTGCAGGGCAAATAATCCAACGATTGTCTAATATGTGGATGTTTTTGAAACGGTCTGCATAAGATTTCCATTTATTGTTCCTGTCTCTCTGACCATAGGTGGCGAGGAATTTATCATATGAAATCAGTTCACCTGAATCGTTGCGGTAGCCGTAATCTTCAAATTTAGCATTAAGATGCTTATTGAAATTATTGAACCTTGACCTTTGCCTTCCGAGGACGGCTCTAATAATTTGTCCTTTTCGGTAAGTATCTGCGGGTAAGTTAAGGATGGAAAATTTTGTCCATGCTTTTGGACTCCGAGGATTTGCTTTAGATTTATTTATTCTATTCATGGCTGAGAGATACTGTGACCACGAATACATGGTATTTATTGATGGGTTTTCCTATTTAAATTTTGTCAAAAAAACACTACCCTGAAACAGTAATGACTTCAAGACCCTTTTGAGATGGCTTTTTGAAAAAGTATTTGACTTCAAGACCCATGGGTCTTTTTGAGGCTCTGTGGGGCGTTTGTGCTTAATGTGCCTATTTTGTGCCTAAAATATGGTTTTTTTCAGGGTTGATGGTGGGTATCTTAAGAAGTTGAGGAAATTAACTGGGATAGAGAATGTGAATCCTCGTGTGGAGGATAGTTCTGTTATGAGTTCATCATGGTAGTCTTCAATAATGAGGTATGTATTTGGGTCACGAGCCAGATAATAGTTAGTCCACATCACTGAATTGGGGGTATATTCGGTGGATTGCAGCATATCATTGTATCGGTCATTGTCTTCAGGAAGGCTGGGTCGGACATTGTCGGTGTTATTATAAGTCATAGTCATTGGATTGTGATATAGCAACCCATACCTCAACGGGGACACACCCATTCTGCGGGTTTGGGTTTTCGTATTTTGAATAGCGTGTGGTGTGCCAGAGATACTTCTCGTCTCAGCAGACCTTTCAGCATTTGGTCCGTAATAACCCCATAATAAACTGACGAGTCCAGTATATGCGGCAGTTACGGGATATTCGCCTATGGCATCGCTCCAATCAAACTCTTCTCTCTGCTCCTCAAGCCAATCCCCATAATCTTGGTCTTGTTCATTATCTTCATCATATCTCTCGTCAAGATGCTCGGTGAAATCATATCCTGTTAAATCTTCAAATAAATATTCATCCAGGTGGAGGTGTTGGGAGTCTATTTGTCGGGTAGTCACATCACCCGTCCAGAGATATTCGCTGCTCACCACAAGTTTGACATAGGGTTGTGGCTGCAAATCATTCAGATACCAGTATAGCACCTCTAAAATATCTGCCATATTCCACTCTTCCAGAATTCCTGCGTGTCTGTTTAGATTGCTTTGGTTACGGGCAATAAATTCAGGTTCACTGTCTGATATACGGGTAAATTCTGCTTGTTCTCGGAGGTCTCGTTCAGTATAAGGAATCTCTCTAATTGCGTCGTTAAGTATGCGTTTATAGGCTTGGTATGCGGCTACGGATGATAACATCATGTAAAGACTTTGACCGATGAATTGGGAGGGATTACGAAGTGTGAATTGGGGTTCCATGGCTGCATTCATGGCTTCAAGGTCTCGTTGATTTCGTTCTTGTCGGTCTTGATTCGTGATGATTGGTGGACGACCATCTCCAAGGGAAGGGTATGCAGGGAATCCAGGAAAAAGCCTGTAATAAGTGGGAAGGCGCATGGTTGGGTGGAGAGTAGGGTTTGAATTAAGTTCTTGGCGATAAGAATAAGCATCGTAGGGGTCAAACACTTTTTTATTGATAGCCAATATACGAGTCTGTTTGAGCCATGCGAATAAATTGTTTCGGAACAGGGTGTTTTCTGGGAGGGTCTTTTCTTCGTAATGAATTAGTTCGGGCGGTCGTAATGTTTCCAAATTGATTTCATCATCGGGAATGAAACCTGAAGAGGTCACATAGTTGTAATACTCCTCATTAGACATCAAGGTCATGGTTATTATTGGGTGGTGCTGCTACTTAAGTTTCACTAAGTCGTTGTTTAAGGGGGAAGCAGTTAGGTAACAAATGTAACTTATCCTGTTCCCGAACGATAAATCCTGGGACGATTCTTCTGATTTTTTGAGATAATCTTCTGGGTGTCATTCTCCAATCAAAACCTTGAGTTAATTCTCGGGCTACTTCGGCTGGAGTGAGTGCGCCTTTGGCTCTTAAGACTTGTAAGCAATCATACAAAAACAGGTATTTTTTAATTCTGACTTTACGAGTGCATTCGTCATTACAGAATGATTTGTTTGCTTTGCTGCCTCTTCGGAGGGCAAATTCTTCTCCACACCAATCACAATTGTGGTAAGCAATAATTTGATTTTTATGAAACAGATAATCTTGGGACACAGGTATTTCTTGTAAAATGTGACAACGCTCGCTGCAAAATTGTTCGTAAAGTGAGTAGCGATATTTAGAATCACAACGGCGACAGGATTCCATAATTATGCCTCACTAAATTTAGACTTGTTTTGAACGGCAAACGCCAAAGGAATATCAGAGTTGAGAAATTGAGGGGTGAGATTATACTGGTAAGAATGGTTATCATTTTTGGTGACTGCAACTATTCCTCGTGCAGCATAGACTCGCAAGACGGCTCCAATGGTTCGGGATGAACAAATGGTGGATTGGTCTATCCAATAATGTTCTAATTGCTTGGCATTAGAATTGGGGTGGTATTGAAGCAGTTTGAGAATTCTCCAATCACGGCTGGAGTTTTTTCCACGCTTCATTTGCAAGGAACAGGCTCGTCCACAAAATTGTTTATTAGATTTTCTCTTGTTGTGTGAAATGGTAAATTCGTCTCCGCACCAATCGCAAGAAATTTTTATCTTGGGGCGCATCCAAGTATTTTTATGGTGCTTTGATTCTGATACTCTGACTTCGGGATATGCCTCGGGGTTTTGGTAATAAATCCAACAGTAATGGCTACAATGGGTGGTGAAATACTGCGTGTGCCTTTCAGCAGTGGTGATGATTTCTTCTCCACAAGGGCATTTAGGATACTGCATTGACTTTCGCCTCCTTCAACCTCAATTTTTCTTTTACTATTTTTCCTAATGGTAATTTATTGGCTTCTGAAACCATTTTGTAAGTGCGAGGCCATGCTCCATCCTCAATCTCAATAATTCCTCGGCTCAGATAAACTCGTAGTATGCTTCCAATGTGTCGGCCTGTAAGATAATTAGTTCCTAATGTTGGGCAGATAATTTCGGCTAACTCTCCTGATGTGACAGGGCTTTTGGCTACTTTAATATTGGCTAAAATGTAGAGGTCTCTCCAGTTTCTCTTTCCTTGCATCATGGTGTGGTGACATTTTTTACCACAGAAATTCATATTGGGGTTGCCGTATCTCAACAAGAATTCATCTCCACAGAGGAAACAATCTACTGGTATTTTGGCTCGCTTCAAATGGTTTTTATGAGTGATAGCATCGGACATTTTTTCCATCGGGTAGGCATCAGGATTTTGATAATAGACACTACAATAGCGGCTACAATATCCGTGATAAAAGGTATTGCCTGAGCGAATGTAAGTGATTGGTCTTCCACACAAGCATTGTTCCATATTATCACTTCACAAAGGGTCTTTGAAAGCAAAGGCTTTCATTTGGCGATTCTGAATATTGTAGACGGACAAATATCCCATTTTTGGTTTGTAGCCCAACATTTGCATGAAATCTGTTTCACCTTGGAAAGTGGATGAAACAACGAGAGGGATGCCACGATACATCTCCATTTGATGAGCATGGGTGTGTCCTGTGACGAAAATATCTGGGTTGGTGCTGATAACCATTTGGTCTTCTTCTTCAGGAGAGAGTGCATTTCGCTCGCCCCACATTGGAGCAAGATGTCGCTTTCTTAGCATTTCTTTCATGGCTTCAGCAGGTCGTTCATACGAAACATGAGCCATACGAGGAACCATGTCATCAATACCTTTGCCGTGATATGACAATACTTCAATTCCTGAGAGATTTACTCGGGCAGGATTGCCCACATGAACCGCTGAATTGAACCTTTGTTGAATAAGTGGTTCTAACATGGGTTGGGGTTCGGCAGGTCTAACTGCATCGTGATTTCCTGGTAAAACTATGGGAGTGATGTGGTCTGGTAATTCATCCAATTTTCTGGCAAACATTTCGTATTGGTCGTAGACATTGTCCATGGTGATATTGCGCTCGTGTCCTGGATATACACCAACTCCATCAACACAATCTCCCGAAAGCACAAAATACTTGATATTTTTTGCAACATGATGGTCTGAATTCATCCATTCTACCATCTCATCCCATTCCTTTTCCAAGAACTTTTTGCTGCCCATGTGGATGTCTGATGCGAAAGCAATAGATACGGGGTCAAAGTCTAATCCGCCCCGATTCTGATTATTGGGCAAAACCTCTGGGAACTGAACTCGGTCAGTCCAAAACATTCTTCCATCATCGGAAAATTTTCCTGTGACTCCGATAACATCGTCTACTAACAAAGTGGCTACGGAAGGGTCTTCTTTTCTTAAGAATACAGTAATTCTGCCTGTTTTATCCTCTAATTCAACCATTCTGCCTCCAGATTTGGTGCGTCTAATATCACAGACAATTCCAATGATATTACAAGGACGATATTTGAAAGCCATTTTCTGACTGTTCAATTCACTGATATTCATGGTTTCACGAAACCCTAAATGTTGGCGAATAATTTTTCGGAGTTCTTCGTATCGGTTAGCAAATAGATTTACCAAATCTCCCAGTTTCCCAGTTTGGTCAGTTTGTCCAACACGAACTCCTGGGTCAATCATGTCGGGATAATCTCGTGCTAACTCAAACCAGGCTGAGTTAATAGAATTGGATACCATGTGGTATCATAGGGGTGTTACCTATTTAAGAAAGTTAGACCGTCTCGCAACCAGTTGAGTGGTTGATTTGGAGCAAGATAAAGTTGTGCATCACCATGATTTTTATAGAGATTAAAGGGGAGGTTTTCATCCCATTCCCATATTTTCATTTGTTCTTTTGCGCCAGATTGATTAGCATATGCTCTGTAATCTACTCCGACAAAAATATCGTCTACAAAAACTTCGGTTCTGATTATTGGGATAAGGACTCCTTGCGGGAAATTTTCCCTCTCTGCTTGTGATTCAGGTGGCTCATATTCAAAAGCGGATGGGTGAAATGGAAGAAATGGTGCGGTTTGTCCTTGTATGTCTTCTTCTAATGTATCCCACGAATTAAACATATGTTCTCTCCGTGTTTTCCCATTATTGACATAATACATAGGGTATGTGGGGTGAAGGTTGTCCCTTGTAATGTCGGCTCTGTATTTGTTGTAATACTTTGGGTCAAGATACATTTTGGCTTCAATCTTGGCATTACAAGAATAATCGGTTTTGACCATCTCTCCCGTAGAGGACGGGGTGTGGGCTGGCTTGACGCAAACCATCTCCCGAGTATAGCAAAGTGTTTCTGGGTCCCAATCTGTGTGCGTCAATTCGGTAAAATAATGGAAGTCGCCCCACTTCTCTGCCATTTCATTATAGTCGGGTTTTGAACCATTGGTTTTCATGTTCAGACCCTCTGTGAGTCGGATTATTGAGCCGATGCAGAGCGGTATGTTCGGCCACCGATAGTCATGCGAGTAACACGGTCAGTTCCAATCATACGGTATTGGTCTTTTTCCAAATCAAAGACGGTTCGGAGTTGGAAATTTGTAGGGTCATATTTCATACCTTCGCCTGTGAGTCGGCTTCCTTGTCCTCCAGGCCCTTTGTAGACACCTGTGCGAGCCGTCATGTTTCGGAGAGAGCCATCACGCTTCTCAAACTGAATACTGAAAATCTTTCCACCGTTGTTAGCGAGTAGTCCCAAGACTTGTTGTTCAGGAAGGAATGTGCGTCCCGATGTTGATGGTGGTGCTGGTGCTTCAAATGAACGAGTTTTCGGGTTGTAGTGTCGGTGGTCTGAACCTTCTCCACTCATCATTTTCTTCCCTGCGTATTGCCAATATTGGGTGAAATACCAGAATGAGGCTGTTCCGAGTGCAAGAGTAGCAGCACCGCCCCAAATCATATTGCGGGTGTTCTTTTCTGACCAAGCGTTTTTAGCAAATTGAAATACAATTGGCAGTCCAGCGATAGTTCCGATAGCAGTTCCAACCATGAGTAGTTGTTGAGTCATACACTTTATTTAGTGCTGCAACTACTTAAGTTTGTCGTTCACAGAACGCTGTTTAGTTCATCCATGAGTGCATCAGCCGCTGCGTCCGCATCTTCAGGTGACTTTGTCCCTGTGATAACACACTTGCCTGACGAAAACACGAGGCATACTGCTGATGGGGCATCAATTCGGTAAATCAAACCTGGGAATTGCTCAGGCTCATATTCTGTCTTTTCAAACGGAAGTGATAGCACAAGATTGTTAAGGTCTACGGGTTGTTCGTAATCTGTGGTGATAACCAGATTGGAAATTTCAATCATTTCAGTATCAAATGGATTTGCATCGGTCAAGAACCCTTCGGTTGTTAGACGCTCATGTAGTTGTCGGAAGGCAGATTCAACATCTGATTCTGACCTTGCTCCTGTGGCAACAACTTTTCCGCTGCGGAATAGTAGCAAACAAACTTTGGGTGTTTCAACACGATAAACCATTCCTGGGAATTGTTCTTGTTCGTATTCTACTTGTAGTGTGTCTGCTACATCATTGATGTCAAGTGATGTGCAATATCTTGTGCTGGCTACCATATTTACAATTTCGTTAGGCATATTTGTTCGCTCCTTAAATACTAAGGTGCGTTATTACCTATTTAAGCATTGAGAGGGTTGGGCTTTCCACAACTGGTGCAACACGCTAAAATATCGGCGTAAATGATGCCGCATGAACATCGTAATTGCTGGTTAATTCTAAGCACCATGTCTTGAAGTTCCACATCTAAGTGGTGTTGAGGAATCTCTTGTTTTTTCCAAGATTTGTCTCTTTTTTTCTGCCGTTCTTTTTGTGAGACAAAGTCTCGGTTCTTGTTCTTATTTTTACCCATGCTGTTCACTCTCAGATAAGAGATGCTAAATGCTCATTATCTCCGTAACGAGCAATGACTTTCCACAATCTTTTAAGACCTAATGATGCAGCCACTAATTCTTGAATTAGCGGTGCCATGAAATCAGGGTCAAGTTCAGGGTCTAAACCTTCCACAGACATTTGAATCTCAGCGGCACAAGCCATGATTGCAGGGCTAAGTTGCGTGATATTGACCTTTTCTCCTTCGGGAAAATAACTGAGAATCACTTGTTGAATAACAGGCAAAATTGAATACTCATCATCTCCATCCTCAGTTACTAAATAACTGAGAAGAATATCTTCAGGGGTTTGCTCCAATACCACAGTAATCACTTGTATTTTTGACTATTTGAATATGAGGTGCGAGGTGGTCAAGGGCAAAGAGAGGAAGCGACCCATAAACCAAGAACATCTGAAAGAAAAGAAGAGGAGAACATCCAGAGACTTTTTTACCCCGCAATATAGTTTTGGTTCACGACCTATTTAAGAATGAGCGTGACATAATCGTATTATAATTGATGATATAGTTTTCTTCCGAGACAATGGGGTATCCAACTATCTCTGGGTCAAGGAGAGTATTATTGGTTGTGATAACGGTGGGCAATAGTTGTAATTCTGGAAATGGGAGCATAGCATTATGGTCTACAAAATTTTTCATATATGTGGCTTTGTCAATCCTTCCTTGACGGTCTACCTTTCTTTTTTCCGATTTTGTTAGTCGGTAATTATCTCTGGTGATGGGGCGGTCTTGAGGCCATAACTGAAGTTCTTGTGTGTCATTATTTCGGTGAATTGCTACCCAAGTCCCAACTGTTTTTCCTTGTGGGTGCCAAACAATCAAAAATGCGTCCGTAGCAAGTTTTCCTGAAGAGTCATTACTAAGGTATATTCTTTGAGTCCTGCTCCCACGAGCCGTAGGGGTTGGAGGAAATTTACCCAATTTTGAAAGGTAATCGTCTCTGGTTCCCAATTTTAACAACCGAGCAATTTCATTCAGAGTAGTTGCTGGGAGGTTGTCTATTCGGTGTTCTACCCACATAATCTCACCGCAGAATTTGTGGGATTCGGTAATTATAATTGATAATATTGCCATATTCGTTTGTTGATGATACTGATGAGCGTTGTCTTTTCCATGCACTTTCGGTTCTTCCTGAAAATAAAGGTAAGCAACTTTCGGGGTCAAATGTGATTTTAGTGGTGAATCCTATGGGGTTCCTGCCGTCAATGGTTTCTCGTTGTCTCCTGTTTCCCGACCCGCTCGTGGTAGTTGATAGGGAAGAATTGAGACCTGCGTTACTTAGGGCTAATCCAATGGTTATTGGATGGAAGATGGCTTCAGATTGATATGACGCTGTTGGAAGCGAATAGACAACTCGGAATTCCTGATTTTCTAAAACACTCATTAAAGATTTAAGGTTTTTTTCTGTTACGCAAGTTGCTGTAAATTCTCGTCCTATGTAATAATTGTTGGTTTGTCTGATTCTTTTTAATTTGTCGTTAATAGAAGACATTTTGTTCTGAGAAGCCGCCCCACCTCTTCTCAACCCAGGAGAGATTACTCTTGGGTATTGGAATTTAACTGGTTTGAAGTTAGTATTGCTTCTTCGGTTTATAGTAGCATACCAATCCATATTTTCTTGAATGCGGGTCCTATTACCCAATGATGCCTCTCGTCCTGCTTGACCGTATGTGCGGTAAATAATTCCTCCTTGGAAATCCCAATTATATGCAATTCCTTTGAATGGCTCCATCTCTGCAAACTCATCTTCTTTTAATACATCAAAGTTGTCAGATGCTCGTTCTCTTTGCACCGTAATGCCCAATATTTGATATTCTACTGGTAGGCCAAATTTAAGTGGATAATTACCTTCTTCGTCAGCAATAGGGGAGCGGTGCAAACAAAACCACCCTCCTCCTGATTTTCCGAATTGGGCTTCCTGATAATAATTGCCATCTCCTGCCCTAAAAGCATAATCTCTTTTTGTTCGTGGAACCCAGAAAAAAAGCAATTTGTTATCCATCAGGTAAAACTTCTGCTTCTCAACAGGCGTTTCTTGAATGTCTGCCCAAACAGACCATAAATCTATGATTCTCAATGGTTCATAATCAGGAATGTTTTGTGCTGGAACTTCTCGTCTGTTGGTTCCATATCCGACTCGTTTTGCGGATGTTATGTAGAGTCTTAAATATTCTGCATCAAATTGAGTGGCGGTGGTAAGACTTGGGACTGCGTCAGTGTCAATTATTTGGGTGTATCCAAATGTTCTGAAAAAAGAATTGAACTCCTCATTAAGAAATGGTCCTGTAAATTTAATGAAGCCCATAGTAATCTCTTGGTGCGCTTGTTATTTAAGATTTTTGAATGTGGTGGGGTCTACTACACAAATATAGGGATGTAGAACTTTAGTAATACATCTTTCTTTATTGGGATGTTGGGATTCACGCAAAGCATGAAGCAAACATTTACCCGTGGTTAATATTCAAATATTATTCAGCCCATGGTATCTGCAAATAACCAATTCGCAGCATGAACTTTAAGCGTCGTTTTCAGAACAATATTGTGCCAATCAATACTGCCCTGTCCACTTAATCGCTTGTGTAGTTTCCCTCCAATATATGGGTAGTGGGGCTACCTATTTAAGATTCACATATATGAAAAATCGTCTTTTGCTATGGGGGCTTGTGTGGGTGCGAGAGTTAGGTTTTGTTGAACAAATTGGTGAACAAAATCTGCCATAAATTTGCGGAGTAGTTGCTCGTTAATTCCTTCCAATGTTGTTTCTACCCAGTCTACTAATTCCTTAACAATTTTTGCCAAGATTCCTATGAATGCTTCTTCATCCATGGCTTCATTGAATGTCAAATTATTGAAAATAATATCGTGAACTTCTGGCTTAAGCGTTCCTTGATAAGAATCATCATCGTGTGAATATGTGGTGAATAAGTGTTCCTGAATTTTTGTCAGTTGTCTTTCAACCATTGATTCGGGAAGTTTCTCGGTCATAATGAGATATTCTATTGCTTGCTATATCAATCTTCTTACCAAGAGATTCTGACAAAACAAGAATCATATTGGTTGGTCTCAACATTTTTTGCTACGGCTTGAAGTGAACCCTTGTTTCGGGCAACTTGCCAAACCAAGAATGTCAATTCTGAATCTTTGGCGCAATACTCAATGACTTCTGAATAATTCCCTGCGTTCCATTCGGCTGGTGCGAATTGTGCTTCCATCAATTTTGATTGAGATTCGCCCAAAACGCCTTTAACGAGTTCCTGAAGTGAAAATCTGAGTCCGTGGGTCGCATCTTCCAGCCAAACCTGCAAGTCTAAATGTTGTCCAGATTCTTCAAACTTCTGAACGATTTCTGCGACTCCACAACCGCCTTCAGAAATTGGCTTGCTAATTATGGGTAAATCAAACTTAGCCCCATTTTTAGTCAAAAGTAAATATCCTTCTGAATACCATTCTTCTAAGTCATGCTTGAGAGTTTCAAATGATTCAACACGATAGGCAACACGAACTGCTTCAGGAATTTCTGCGAGGTGAGCATAGTTGTAATCATTCTCTGATAAAACTCCTGCATCCCAAACGCTGACGCAGGAAACTAACCAACCTCGGGGTTCATTGAATGAAAGGTTGTCGGCTGCCATATCCAAATTCTTGGTTTCAATATCTAATGCAATTACCTTCAATTTAATTCCTCCCTAATATCCTTCGGATTTGCTTAAGTTTGATTTTCAATTGTCGGTTCTCTCGCTCTAAAGTTTTAACCTTTAGTTGGAGTCTTTTGTCATGGTCTTTGCGAATATCCATTGACTCACCAAACCTTGTAGGTAATCACGACTGATAATGCTAATGCCATCACTGAGGCTAATGTGCGAACAAAAGCCATGGTGTGTTGGTGACGACCTAAAGAAATATCTTTTTGGGCAAGGGCTTTTTCATACAATCCCCATTTTTCTTCAACAAAATTTCTTAATTCTTCATCCATGTTATCGCCTCTAATCGTGCTTGTGTTCAATTTTGTGAGTGTGTGGGTGGTGGTGTCCTAATAAAATAGCACCCAATACCATAGTGGTTGCTCCAAATGCGGCTAAAGATGCAGTCAAATATGCTTCTTCATAGATGGCCGAGCCGAACTCAATAATGTGTAGGAATCCATGAAGAGCCAATGATAACTCAACAAGTTTAATTCCTGACTTTTTAAGCCAATCCACTAAGGGCATACTCATTCCTCAAGAGATTCAAGACCCTCAGTTGAGCCGTCTGCTACCGCAGGTGCTGATTCAAGGATTGCAACATTCTTGAGATTGATGGTGTAGAGTCCTTCGGCTGCATTTAGGACAACCGTAGCCCTCTTCGCCGTTGTTGATTGAACAAGCCCTGTAAGGGTAGTCCCATCACGGATTTCAAAGGTAACGAGGTCGCCAACATTGACATCCTCGGAAACATCCTTTTCATCAATCAAGTCACGAATCGCCTTCGCCAATTCTTTTAGTTCATCTACTTCAAGGTCGCTAATTTGTTCTACTATTTCTACAATTTGTTCTTCTGTCATTATAATCACTCCATTTCATTTAGGATATTTTCTGGAATACCGAACCCACGAATGGTGATGGTTCCATCGTTGAATGCTGTTTCAACCATGATGTTATCTCCCATGTATGACTTGACCAAATCAAGGGCTGAATCGGTAATTGTCTGTTCCAAAGGTGAGTCGGGATTAGACATCTTCAATGCGCTCAAAATTACTTGCCATTCTTCTTGGGTAGGTGGTGATTCCATATCTACCACTTCTGGCACTACCTATTTAATACTATGGACGCAGGAAGGTAAGACGGCTAATAAGTGTCTTGATTAGTGATGAACTGATTTCTGCATCACGAGCCTCACAGTAATCATCAATCTGTTTTACTACGCCATCAATAAAGGCGTTCATCTCGTTCGTTCTAAAACCTTGGGGGTCTTCCAGTGGCACAGTCATACCCATATATTAGAGGGATAACCTATTTAAGAATCACTCTTCTGACTCATCAAACTTGACAGGAATCACACAAAGTCGGTGGTCGCAAGTTCCAAATGTTTGGTCGCCCCAAGCCACAAATCTGCGGAGTGGCACAAAAATCGGGGAGGTAATTTTTCCTATAAGTCGTCGTATTTTCATTCTTCTTCACCTTGTTTTGAAAGTGTGCAAGCACACACGATTTGGGGAGCGATTATTGATTTGCAGTGTTCACATTCAATTATTTCCATGTAATCACCTCATTAAGAGAAAAATTCCTGCGGTAAGCACAATAGCAAGCAGAATTAGCACATATTTTTTATTGCCTTTAGGCAGAACAGATTTTGATGATTTAACATCCGCATACCAATTTTCTTCTTCAGCAGAAACTACATTAAGTGTGCGATAATACTGGATGCCCTCGTAAGTCCAACCGTGGCTTAACAGTTGTTGGTCTGTCCATGCGGAAATGTCCATTCACATCACCTGGGGTATGTATGTTTGCTCATCTCTATCGTAGTGATAAAGTGTGAGTCCAACCATTGCATTAGTCTGCATCCACACCTTCAGGAATGAAGTCAAAACAGGAGTCAATCCTGTGATGTAGAGGTTGATTTGTCTGACACCTGATGAAACCATGGCTTCAATAAAAGAGAGTGATAGTGCTTGATGATGCTTAAAGTCCAGTGGATTTTCCACATGGGTATCAAAAATGTATTGGCTAACATTTGGTATTTCGTGTCGTCCAGGCCCACAAAGTCCGCAACTGATTTCGTCCATAAACTCACCTGTGATTCTTCACCTATTTAAGATTTGTCCAATCTATGTGTGGGAACATACATTGAGCGCACATTCTCAAATTATTGAGACTTCCCATTTCATCGGAATATCCTTCTTTGTCGCAAACGACACAATAAACCAATCTGGGATTCTCATTCCTCGGCATTTTTAGCATCCTCCTTGGCCTTTTGTCGTGCCTTGATTTTTTCAGTATTGATAATTGAGATATTCATCAATGTCTTGTCTTTGAGGTTATGAGCCCAACGGAGTTTTTGGGTATCTGATTCGGCTGCATAATAATGAATGAATTTATGTTTGATGGCTTGGGTAACAACCATGGCTCCACCATCATAAAGTGTGGTAATGGCGATGGGCTTAAAATCGGACCTGACTTTTTTATCAGTTGATTTGACCCAACGGCGTTGAGTAAATCCTGTTACCATTTTCTTAATTGCATTCTTTGATAATTTATCATCTGTGTTGTATTCTTTCATTTCAATTCCTCCATTTTGTGCCATGAGCATGAACGGCATTCCCAAAGCAAAATTAGTTCTCCAGCGACTAAACCCTTTTCAACGGTTCGGCGCAATTGGGATTCGCATTCGGGACAGTTAGGAAAATTAAGGTTATACTTGACCCCATACATATAATCCAAATCATGGTTATCTGGGGGGTTGCTCAAAGTATCACCTCACTCTTCTTCTTGTGAGACAGACTCTCCGATTTCAATACCTTCAAAATCGGTGGTGCAGGTTGGGTCAGCGCATTCTGGGTCGGCACATCCATGACTAATTTGCGTTTGGTCAATAATTGCTTGTGCGGCTACTTTCGGGTCAATACCTTCGGCAACCATCGCCTGTCGTGCTTTACGAATCTTGGTTTGAACCTTAGCGTGATAGGCTTGATTACGAGCCACTTGAGTTTGTTCTGCACGAGTGATAGGTCGTCCTCGGGACACTACATCAATTTTCTGATGAATGCTTCCATCTCCATTGACTCGGATTCTGGGTTGAGGTGTGACGATTTCTCCTGCTGCTGAATACTCAGTGCAAGTTCGGCACAGACCTTTGTGGCGATAGATTTGGGCATCGTTGCAACCTTCGGCGTTACACTTCCAAAAAGTTTGTCGCATATTCATTCCTCCTCATGACCGTGGTTGCAGTTTTCATCGTGAACATGAGGTTCGGTGGTGTTAATCTGTGCGTCCATACCAAACAATTCTGGGTGGCTGTCAATGATGTTGTTGAGGGCTGCCCTCATATCAATCAGCGCATCAATAGCCGTAAGCATATCTGTAATAATTAGATTTGCTTTTACTTCGGGCGGCAATGCGTGGTATTGTTCTGCTGTCAATTGGGTCGGTTGTGTTGGGTTCATTCTTGTTCCTCCTGTGCTTTTCTAAAATCCTTCTGGAATTTACCCAGATTCATCTCGGTGTGGATTTCAACACCGTATCCTTCGTCATCACCGATAGAAATCAGTGCGTTGGAATCGTCAATAGAGAGCAAAAAGTCAAAAATCTCGTCTGGAAGCAATCCTTCCTCAGAATTTTTATGTGGCTCAATAAGCACATATCCTGCGTCTGTGTAAAATACGCCCTTGAAAGGCTCTTTTGTGGTTGATGAGAAAAGTCCGTTATCCTCATCTTCAACCTCATACCCACGCTCAACAAAGAAAGCAGAAAATTGCTCCCATGTCAAAGGGTTGTCTTTGGTAAATGCCAATGCTACTACTTCGCTCATAATATTCATACTCCTGTGTTACCTATTTAAGATTCTGTGGTGTCTGGGTTTGTATCTCCGATTAGTGTTTTAATTTCTGTGGCTGGAATGCGAATGGTGCTTCTTTTACCTGCACCAATGCGGAGTGCCTTAATCACACCACGCTGAACATAGTTCCTAACGGTGGATTCACTTACTCTCAAAAGTTTTGCAACCTCCTTGACAGTATAGAATGTATCTGTTTCGTCCATAATTTATAGGTCTTGTGCTACCTATATAAGTTTAAGCAAATTAACGCAACTAACACAATTAAGCACACATAGCACAATTAGCACAATTGGGCTTATGGCTGCACAATATAGTATTGGTTGAGAGAATTCTTGCTCACTAATCCCTCACGCCACAATAAATCAAGCACTTGCTTGACTTTCCTTCTGCCTGTGGCATTATTGTAGCCTACGGTGAGTTTGCCTTGTGCGTTCTTGAGCGTAACTACTCCTGTAATTGTAAGTGGACCATCTGCTAAGGACTCATAGACCTTACGATGAAAATCTGTTTCAAGCACCCTTCCCAAATTTTGGGTGTGGATGTATCTATTGTTCAACTTCTTGACCAAACGCTTGGATTGCAAGTAAAGCAGTATCTCATCCCTCATTTTACGATACTTGCCTGAGCGACGAGTGATATTGAGGATGTCTGATTTAGTTAGCCCTTGAGAGTTGTTTTTCAGAGCCGTAGTAATCTCTGTCATGAACTTAGTGTATGTGCGTCTTTGTCGTGTCCCAAATTTTGGTTCATCAAATTCCACGCTGGCTTGTGCGAGAGTGTAGTCTTGTGCTATTTGTGGTTTAGCCTCAATCATTTCTTTAGGGGTGAATGGTGTGCCTTCTGCTTCTTCAATAGACATTCCTGCTTCCAGCCTGATTTTTATGATGGCTATTTCTGCTAATTTTTCTTGGATAAGGTTGGCTTCTGCTTCCTTGCGAGCGAGACTTTCTGCTTCTTTAGCACGAGCAATAGCCTCAACCTCCATTTCTGCCTCTTGCACAAGAACCTCAATTTCTCCATTACGGATAGCAGAAATTCTTTCAATCTCCTGCTTGACCACTTGTTCATCAAGCCCAAATTCCTGTGCTAATTTTGACACCCAATGTGCCTGAAATGCCTCATTTGTCAAAACAACCTGTTGTTGTGCTGGAGAGAGATGGCTGAACTCAGATTTTATTGCGGTGCTTGGCTCCACTGACATAGTGTAAATGTATGCTGCTACCTATATGAAACTACTTCTGTCTGGGCGGTCAAATTTCGGACCAGAATGTCCGAAAACCTGCCGCTGACTGGCAAAAAGTCGGACCAGAATGACCGAGTATTTGCCGCACAAATAAAGCAAATAGCGCAGATAGCATGGTTTAGTATCAATTAAGAGAAGGGACAGGATAAAAGTCGGACAACTCGGGGACAGGGCGGCACAAATTCGGATT